TTAGCACATTCTCCCGCCTGTCTGTAACCATCCATGTCCACATTGTATTAAATAAATCTGAATCCGTTTCGCGCATCTCTAGACCTTCCTCAGATGACATTACACGACCACCCTTCTTTTCCTCCATTGTATGAGGAAAAATCGCCTCAAATAAACTTACAGCCAGGCGACAGAGGTCAAAAGAAGGATTCGGCGTAACAAGTGTACCCTTATTTACACAAATCTCTCCAAAATTATATTGTGTCGCTGCATCATTCCCTATGCGAAAATCATCACTACAGACAACTTTATCACCTAGACAAAAAATTGCACGACCAAAATCAATAATACGAAAAATCTTTCCATATGTCGGTACTTTCCATGTGGTCCGATCACGTTTATGATAATAGAGAAATTCCTTGTCCGTATTTGACCAAACAATATTATTGGAGTGAAGGTCATTATGTGTTAAAGACATTGTGTGTTGCATCGTACAAAGAGCAGCAATAACCTGAAATAGCCACGCAGACCACTTTGCTTCCCACTCAGGCTCACCAGGCTCCGTACCCATAAGAGAGTGATTCTCAAGAAAATCATCCATAACACCTTCTGATTTTTCAATATACATGAGCATAACAGGAAAATCAGAAAAATCGGCACAGAAATAAGGGTCATCGTGTTCTTCGGATTCATCTTCAGACTCAGATTCAGAAGACTGGCTGTGAAAACTCAGATTATCCGCAGTATGAATACTTGCTTTATCATCTTTTACTGATTCGGCTTTTAGAGATTCATCGCCTGATGTATCGACATCTGAATCATCTTCTGAATTTGTAGTATCATTATTAATAAATGAGGGACGCTTGGTAAAAAACTCCTTTTCAGACTCTGTTTCATCTTTCCATTCGGCACGAAGAAGAAACTTCCTCGCATCAAGACCCTTCCAGAACCAGCGTGTATTTCTAAAACTATCATAGTCTTCGCTAATGTTGAAACTATATGTATCTGCGATCGCAGTCATGGAGCCATAAAAGAAAGGAAAATGCGGTGAAAGATCCAGTTCACGTAGACGAGAAAGGCTGAAATAAGTGACCGCTTCTACATAAGCCTGATTCATAGGATCCTTTAGCTTTTCTTGAGTTCTTGTCCACGCCTTTGCTCTCGCCACATTCGCAGGAGTCTTTGAGAATTCGTACCGACCCTTCATCCAACGAATTGGATCCAAAAGATGGGTGATTTTACAATACGCTATCTCCCTACGACTACTCTCTTCATTTCCAATAGTCACTTCACATTCACCTTTTTTGGCATCTGAGGTTTGTCCCTGCCACCGCCATTTATGGTCAAGCCATACTTGAGAATTTTCTCCAACTCCTAGAAGCCCGTAACCCGGATGAGATAGACTTAGATTTCTGTATCCAGAAAGTTGGGTTACTTGTTCTGATGTTAGATGTTGCCGAACCAGTGTTACAGGCGGAGGAACCATACTCTGAAACACCGCATCCCATTTTTCTTTTGACATTCCTTCTGGTCGGGGTTAAGGATTGGGTTAGATTTCTAAAACGCGTTTACCGCCCCTATACAGAATGGCAGCAGCATCCGCTATGAATGTATCCCTCCGCAAGTTCGAGATGAAGAAGATTCCTCAAGACGCCGTCGCAGTTTTTATTGGGCGTCGTCGTACGGGTAAGAGTACCCTTGTTCGTGACCTCCTCTATCACCACCAGAATATGCCCCTCGGCACAGTCATTAGTGGTACAGAAGAATCAAACAGTTTCTATGGGCAAATGATTCCGCCTCTCTTCATTCATGGAGAGTTCAGTCCAGTAATTCTCGCAAATTTCTGTAAACGCCAGAAACTTGTTATGCACAAAATCCAGCAGGACCTCGCCGTGGGTAAACAAAGTAAGATTGACCCCCGTTCATTTATGATTCTCGATGACTGTATGTACGACGATTCCTGGACTCACGATAAGAACATTAAGTATCTCTTCATGAACGGTCGTTGGCTCAAGGTCTTCTTTTTGATTACTATGCAGTACCCACTCGGTATTCAACCGGCGCTCCGAACAAACGTAGACTATGTTTTCATTCTTCGCGAACCCTATATGTCAAATCGTAAACGCATCTTCGATAACTACGGCTCCGCATTTCCCTCCTTTGAGTTTTTCTGCCAGGTTATGGACCAATGTACACAGAACTATGAATGTCTCGTCATTGACAATACATCACAAAGCAATAAGCTCGAAGATTGTATTTTCTGGTATAAGGCTGAAATGCACCCTGAGAAATTCCGTATTGGGGCGCCTGAGTTCTGGCAACACAGCGAACAACATTATCGTGATAAAGGTGAAGAGGACATTAACCAATATGACCCGAGTGCAGCACGTAGACTAAAGGGACCTCCTATAAATATTCGCAAGATGTAGGAATGAAGAGTGACACAATTGCGATTTTAATACTACTGCTCTTCGCGTGTGTTCTCATGGGCTGGTATACAGTTGAAGGACGCATGGAAGGATTTGAATCAGGAGAGGGTCAAATGTGTGGCGTTGATATGGCTCCGTGTGCTCATGGCACAAAGTGTATGAATGGATATTGTGTATCACTTGCTGCACCTATGCTTCCTACAAGTTCAGGACTTACTGTTGAACCCTCCGATCTAGCCAATCCTGGAGGCTTTCTACACACTGAGTAGAATGGCTAAGATGTTTCGGTTAGGTGTAGCGGGCTGTGCGCTTGTTATTTTATTTGCGGTACTGCTGATTATGCCGTGGCTGCGTAGTACATTCCCCGGTCTCGTACAGGGGTTCTCAAATTACGATTGTAAGCGTGAGACACAGTGCCCCGAGGGCACTTTCTGCCAACGCGACCAATGTATTTCAATTGCGCCGCCGATGGATAGTTCGGGTGCTGTAGGTGCGTCCTCGTAAACGTCTGTTCTATGTTTTTTCAAAAAACTGTAAACAGAATCTAATCCTTCTTGTCCTCCTTGTTGTCCTCCTTCTTGCGCTCGATCGCCAGGTCAGCGGGACCACTGAACATACTCGCATAGGAGCCAACACCCGCTGTGAAGGGGGATGCATCGGCAGCCGCATTACTCGCACCCTCAGCCCCACCCTCAGTCCCCCGTAAGTTCTGACCCCCCATACCCTTCACGCCCTTCTGGCGCTGCTCCGAGTAAAACGTATCGCGCGCTGACTCATTCTCCTTGTACTTCTTCATGAGCGTATTGAGCTGGTCCTCCGCATACTCTTGCTCCGCAACGGCATTCGGATTCGGGTCCCACGGCAGCCACTTTCCAACCTCACCTACAAACACATTGTGAATCGTGTCATTGCGCTGGAGCTTCTTAGAACGTGCCACGGCTTCTCCCTGAGAAGCATAGACTCCACGAATCTTCAGTCCACGAACACTCGTCCTAAAATTATTCTTCGCAAAGAACTCCTCCTCCAGGCGAGTACCATTCTTGTAGAGGAAATCATCATACGCCTCCTCAATTGTAGTTGACTTAATCTCCTGCTGATTCTTGCGTACATAACCCTCTAAGTCAGCCAGTACAACCTCCATCTTTATCTGGCTGGAACGGCAGATAAGGGCAATTCCTGATAGGTCGAGCTTCTCTGACTTGACCGCCTCTGCCTCAAGCTTTGAGTTGACAGAACGAACTGTATCTGCAAGAAATGCCTCAAGCTTCTTCGTCTTATACTGAATTTCGTAATCCTTTACAAAACTTGAAAAGAGGAAAGCATCTTTACTGGCAAGTGTCTTCTCCGGACTCAAAAAACTCAGTAAACAGAACTTCTGACCAGGGATTTCCTGATCTTCCTCAAGATAGTCCTCCTTCTCGGTATAGTTGGTCTCCTTTGACATTCTAAGGGCTTACTGGTATATTTCTTTAGGGGGTTTCCACGCAGCTGCGCCCAACTTTTTTCTCACGGAGAAATATAATAATGGATCTCGCTGAAGTTCTCAATCGCGCCATCAAGTATCTGATTGAGGGTATCGCCGTCGGTCTCGCTGCCGTGCTCGTTCCCCGGAAGGGCATGGACTTCCAGGAGGTTGTCGCCATCGCCATCGTCGCCGCGGCTGTTTTCGCCGTGCTCGACCTCGTCTCCCCGTCTATCGGCGTTACGGCTCGCCAGGGTGCCGGCTTCGGTATTGGCGCGAACCTGGTAGGCTTCCCGCGGTAAGCGTAACGAAGTAAGCGACCCTGCAGGGTAAGCGTAGTGACCCTTTAGTGGTAAGCGCAGCGACCCTTTAGTGGTAAGCGCAGCGACCCTTTAGTGGTAAGCGCAGCGACCCTTTAGTGGTAAGCGTAGTGACCCTTTAGTGGTAAGCGCAGTGACCCTTACTAAAGAGTCTATAATACAATCATTATACTTACTATTTTTCTATACCATAGATAAATAGGAAATGCGTATGTCAACAATTACAGTTGCGCTTATTGTGCTTATTTGCACAGTTCTCTTTGGAGGAGTTGTGGTATCGCGTTCATATTCTGAAGGATTTGAGGATGCAAGCGGAAATAAGATTTCGACAAGTCAACCCGCTCAACAAGTATTAGCGAAGCCTGCTGCGGATCTTATGGTACCATCTATGCAAATGCAGATGCAGCCCTCTATGTACCCTATGCAGATGCAGCCCTCTATGTACCCTATGCAAATGCAGCCCTCTATGTACCCTATGCCGATGCAGCCCCCTATGATGGAACCCGTTTCATTACCGTTTGATGCACAGATTCTTCTACCAATCCAATCACCTACATTTAACCAATATCGTACAACTGCTGCTATGCAACTCCAGGGTGCACCCTACGGCCAGATGACCCAAATGCCCCAAATGGCAGAAATGCCCGCTAACTTCACACCTAAAAAACTCGATGAACAAACCATGCTTTTAGATAAAGCAATGCAAGCTGCCCTAGAAGGTGATATGGCGGCTGCGGCATCTTTTAAACAGGCAGCATCACTAATTGGTAGAGGTTAAGTAGAATGCGTCTATCCCATAGAGCCCTAGCTCTCGTTATTTTTGCATCCGCAATCCTCCTTTCTGTGATAAGCCCGCTTCGCGAGTTTTTCACATCTCCTGGTACGATGGTACAACTCGTAACAAGTCGTGTTCCCACAGCGGAAGACTATAATTACTACAATAATGTCTATCCTCATGTTGTCCGTCGTGAAATTGCGGACATGACCGGTGAAGATCCTGGACAACTCCACCCCTGGACATTTCCATATGTTAGTCGCTAGGCTTAAAAAATCATAAAGAGAGAGTACAGTCATAATGGAAAACTTAATTCTATATACATCCCCCTTTTCGAAACACCGAGTTGGCAGACCCAATGATGGTGGCTACGTTATTGTTAAACTTCCTGACACATATGATTTATTTATATCAGGCGGAATAAATGATGATACGAGTTTTGAAGAGCATTTTGTAAGTCTCTATCCAGATGTACCCTGCTACGCTTTTGATGGAACAATTAATGCCTTACCTGTTCCAAGTCAAAAAATTAACTTTGTAAAGAAGAATCTGGGTGCAACAAATACTGATACTCTTACAGATTTACATGAATATATGATAAAGTCAAACAACATTTTCATGAAAATGGATATTGAGGGACACGAATATCGAATTATGCCTACATTAATACGGAGTAACTATATACAGAAAATTAAACAACTTATCATTGAAATTCATACTCCTGGCGATATACAACTCTATCCTGATTATTTTAAGGGGCTGTCCGATATTCAAAATGAACATATGTTTGATTTATTAAATAAAATAAATAAGACACATACGCTGGTTCATTTTCATGCGAATAATGGTTGTAAAATTCAAATGGTAGAAGGAATTCTTTTACCACATGTATATGAACTCACATTTATACGAAATGAGTTTGTTCCTGAAAAAGTGCGAAATACGGATGCACTTCCTACAAAGTTAGACATGCGAAATATAAAAGAGAAACCTGACTACTTTTTATTCGGGCATCCGTATACCGTATCAGGCGGAGTCTTAAATTGACCTCACAAACTGCCAATCAAGGTCTTCACATATTTTTTGCCAGATTTTATCCTGTGTATAGAGTTTATCACGATTCTTCAAAAGTGGAAAATTTGGTAAATAATCATCAAGTTCCAGGAGTTCACAGAACTTGTAGAGAACATAGGAATATGAAAGGAAATTGCTCCGTCCCTTCGGGCAATGCTTCTGAAAATGCGGCTGAATCTCCTTAAACATATACCGCAACTTTTCTTCAATCTCACGATTCATCACAGGGGCATTCTTGCCATTGAGACGATTTGTAATATGAGGAACGTGTTCATAATATTTATTCGCCTTGATTTTCTTTAAAATCTCCCGAATCTTCGCAGGCTTCAGACCTTCAAGCTGTGTAATTCGCTCCTTTTTTAGTTCAAGGAGAATCTGGTCGTAGATCTCCTGCGGAATATCGGTACACTCCTTTGCTTGAAACTGTGCGAGCCATTCATTAAAATGGTTAATACGCTTGTATGCATAATAACTCACTTCACGAGGCGGATCCTTGTAACTCGGCTTATCACTATCCATCAGAACAAACTCCTGATTTCCACATGCTGTACAACTAAACATGGCTTCATTTGAACTAAAAATCATTTCAGCTGAGCATAAATCACATAGACCAAATCCACTTTCAGCTTCAACCGATGTATTTCGTGCATGTCCAGGGTCAACTTTCTGTAGATATTTATCGAGGAGTTTATCGCGCTGTAAATTCTCACCCTTTATCTCCTTTTTCAGTTCCGCTAGGGCTACTCCTGTTTCACCTGCCGCTTCTTGAAGTGCCGCGAGGACACTCCCCGGCTTCACATAACTTCTGGTGGTTTGAAGACTCTCTACACCATTCTGAATCTTCTCTTGGATATCATAATACGTATAAAGTATATCGCCGGTTTCCAAGAAATAGTTCAACATATCCTCCTCCTTTGTGATTGATTGAATCTCACGCTTCACTTCGCGAAGCTTATTCTCCTTAAGATTTCGTTCAATTATATTCTCACATGTCTCAATTTCTCGAAGTAGTTGTTTTTCATGTAGTTTCAATGAAGTAACTCCCTCTTTTTGTTCCAAAAGCTGGGACATTTTTACCTGGTGAATCGCATCTAGCGTAGTACGAGCCTCCGGATTAGAACGCTTTGTTGGTCTTATTTTGAAGTAGGGTTCTCCCATACTAAACTCTATTCAGATTTCTTGAATCTGTTTAGGCTTCAAAGAGAATTTTTCTCTTCGCGCCAAAATTATTTTCTAAGTTGAGGTTATAAACTAAAATGACAGGAGGTGGTCTTATGCAACTTGTAGCTTATGGCGCGCAGGATGTTTACCTCACGGGCAACCCCCAGATCACCTTCTTCAAGGTGGTCTACCGTCGCCACACGAACTTCGCCATGGAGGCGATTGAGAACCCGTGGAACGGCGCGCCGAACTTCGGCAAGCAGGTCACGTGCACGATCCAGCGCAACGGTGACTTAATCTACCGTATGTACCTCCAGGCGACGCTGCCGAGCGTCTCCCTCCTTGCGTCTGACGGCTCTGGCGCCCAGTTCCGCTGGCTCAACTGGGTTGGACACAACCTCATCGACTGGGTTGAACTCCAGATCGGCGG